GCTATAACTACCTTACGTACAACTATTGCTACAGCCCTTGCCAACCCTGGCGTGTGGACGGTTTTTAATTACCCGCCCAGTACTATGCAAAGTAGTGCAATAGTGGTGGCCCCTGCGGATCCATATATTACGCCAAGTAATAACTCACAGGCTGGCATATCGCCTATGGCTAATTTTAAGATTATTATGACCGTACCAATGTTTGACAATGCCTCTAACCTAATTGGTATTGAAGATACGATAGTGGCCGTATTTAATAAATTAGCGGCTAGCTCTATCGTTTTTAATGTCGGTGGAGTTAGCGCCCCTAGCGTATTAAGCGTTGCCGCAGGTGACTATCTAACGGCAGATTTACAAATATCCGTACTAACGAGCTGGAGTTAAATAATGGCACTTACCGAGGAAGAAAAAGCATTTTTAATCAAAATTGGCCAAGAACTGCCAGTAGAGGTTAAAGAGACAAAGACAAAAGACACACCTACCGAGAAAATAGGAGAATAGCCCAATGGCAATTTATCTATCCAATACCGTAGTGGCTACTCTTAACTCAGTAGTCCTATCAGATCACGTTACTAGCGCAACTATTAACCGTAGCTTTGATGAGCTAGAAGTAACAGCTATGGGTGATACAGCTCATAAGTTTGTTAAGGGCCTAGAGGCCAGCACTATCACTCTAGACTTTTTGAGCGATACAGCTGCAGCAAACGTAAACGCTACTTTGCAAGCCGCCTGGGGTACAACAGTACCGCTAACACTAAAGCAGACAAGCGCGGCAGTATCAGCAACTAATCCGTTATACAGCACTACTGTGTTAGTAAATAACACAACTGACATTAACGGCGCTGTGGCAGATATTGCTACTCAGAGCATTACTTTTACCTGTAACTCACCAATCGTAATTACAACTTCCTGAGAATAAACAAAAGGGGCTAACACAATGGCAAAACTTAAAATAACAAGGGCAGACGGCAGCGTATCGGATCATCAGATTACGCCACGTATCGAGTATGCCTTTGAGTTATATGCAAAAAAAGGTTTTCATAAGGCCTTTAGAGATGATGAAAAACAAAGCGATGTGTATTGGCTAGCCTGGGAGTGTTTACGCACAAGCGGGCAAACCGTACCGATGTTTGGGGCAGAGTTTTTAGACACCTTAGCCAAGGTTGAGGTACTAGATGATGACCCTTTGGGGTAGTGGGGCGCGGTAACTTTGGTTACCTCATAGCGCAGCTAGCCGTAGAAACGGGTATCGCGCCTCAGTACTTACTAGACCTGGATGATGTGATGTTTAAGAATATGCTTAAAGTAATAAACGATAGAGCTAAGGAGCAGCAAAATGCCAGCAGAGGTAAAAGGCGCCCTTGAACTACGCAAAGCCATTAAAAAGTTCACTCCCGATTTAGCAAAAGAGACACGTAAAGAATTAGCCAATGTCTTAGCTCCTATTGTTAAAATTGCTAGAGGTTTTGTGCCAAGTACAACGCCTTTATCAGGCTGGGCTAAAAGTAGCAGCACAGCTTTATGGACAGAAAAGGGTCGGCTATGGAGTACTAGCGAGGCTAGAGGCGGCATAGGCTATAAAACCTCACCCTCAAAACCCAATGATAAAGGTTTTAGAGCTATAGCTCGTATCGCTAATACAAGCGCCGCGGGGGCAATTTATGAAACAGCGGGCCGCTTATATCCTAATGGCCGTGAGCAAGCTCCTATGGCTATGACTTATAACAATCAAGGAGCGACAGGCAAGAAAATACGCTCAGGCACAAAGCTACAATCTAAAAGTAATAACCCAAACGCGGGCAATATGTTTATTGAAGCTATAAACCAATATGGCCCTATAGTAGATGCCAATAATCAAACAGGCGCAGGCCGTAGAAGCCGTAAAATGAAAGGCCGCGCCATATTTAGAGCTTGGAAAGAGGACGGCGGCAAGACTAACGCAGCTGTGTTAAAAGCTATAGAAAACTCAAAGGTAAAGTTTTATAATGCTATGGGAGTTAAGTAATGGCTGTTGATCCGTCCGTAGTCATAAATATAGCCGCTGAATACACAGGCAAAAAAGCCTTTAAGCAAGCTGAGACAGCTACAGACAAGCTTAGTAAATCAGTTAAAAGTCTAGCTAAAACTTTTGGCCTTACTTTTGGCACGGCTGCCGTTATTGGCTATGCCAAAGCCTCAGTAAAAGCTGCAGCTGCAGACCAAAAGGCACAGCAACAGCTAGCCCTAGCATTAAAAAACGTAGGATTAGAGCGCGATGCAGCCTCAGCTGAAAGATTTATACAGACCCTACAAAGCGAATACGGCGTTATAGATGATCTGCTTAGGCCAAGTTATCAAAAACTAGCGGTAGCAACTAAAAATACTGCCGAGACACAACGCCTATTAGGTATTGCCTTAGACATAAGCGCATCTACAGGCAAAGATTTAGACACAGTTACAGGCGCTTTAAGTAAGGCATACCTTGGTAATAACACAGCTCTAGGTAAATTAGGCGTAGGCATATCTAAAGCAGACCTAAAAACTAAATCTTTCAAAGAGATTACAGACGATTTAGGCAAAACCTTTAAGGGTTCAGCTAAGGCCGCCTCAGAGACTTATGCAGGATCTATAGCCAAACTAGGCGTAGCTGCGGCTAATGTGCAGGAGATTATCGGTACAGGCCTTATAGATGCTCTAAAAAATCTAGGTGACGATACAACCGTGGCAGACCTGGCTACCAATATGGAAAACTTAGCTACTTACACCGCTGACGTTATACGCGGGTTTGGCCTTATGGCAGCAGCCTTAAAAAAGATACCTGGGCTATCAGGATTAACAGGTGCCAGCATAGTTCAAGCTATACCAATTTTAGGCAGCTATATAACTTTGCTCAATCAATCTGGAGCACAAGCTAGACGAGCAGCAGAGGTTGGCGCTCAAAAAAACCCAATTCAATCAGGCTCATATTTAAGTACTCAAAAGAAAATAACAGCCCTTACAAAAGAGCAACAAAAAGCACAGGCTAAAATCCTTGCAGATAAAAAGTCACAGGCAATTCTTGATAAGGCTAACCTGGCTTTAGCTAAGGGTAACGATGTCTTTAATATGGATGCTATTCAGCTTAACGCAGCCCTTATAGGTCAGGCTGAGGCGTTAGGCAAAGCAACTACTGGCGCACAGGTATTAGCTATAGCTAATGACGTACAGCGCTTAAAGGTTAAGCAAGATATAGCTGCGCTAGAGGATGCCATAGCCTCAAAAGATGATGCAGCCATAGTAAAGGCCACAGCCAAGCTAAACGAGGACTTAAAGATATTAGGTACTTTACAAAATCAAGCTATCAAATTAGCCGATATTAAATCTATTTTAGACTCTATTATTCCTAAAGATTTAATAGATCAGCAAAACTTAGACGATGCTTTAGAAAAGATTAAAAAAATGATGCTGCTGCTAGCTGGCGGTCTTGGCACAATTAACATTACAGGTGGCCCTAAGGGCGGTACAAACTTTGGCATTAAAGACGTGCCAAAAATAGAAAAACTCACAGGCAAAGAGTCTATCGGCGCCATTTTAGAGTACTCAGATGCCGTTACAACTTTAGCTAATGTTATGGCTGACACCTTAGATGCTGAAAATTATCAAAACTACTTATCGTTAATTGAATATCAAAAAAAGTTAGGTGATTTTGGTGGTTATAGCACAAGTATGGGAAGCGGAGCAGGTAGTTCAAGTTATGGTTATAACCCTGTTGTGACCGTTGAGGTCATAGACAAAACTAGCGGACTTATTGAAGTAGTCCAAAACGCCGTACAAGAAAATAACAGGTTTGGCAATAATCTTAATTTTGCTGGGGCATTATGACCCTACCCATAATTAACGCCGTTATTAACTTTAGTACTGGGCCTAGTTTTGCTCAGGCTATGATTTTGGACAGCGGCATATTAGGCACCAACATTTTGGCCGATGCAGCTAGCGTTATTGTGGACGTATCAGACGTAGTAGATAGTATCGAAACAAAGCGCGGGCGTAATCTTCAAGCTGACCAATTCCAAACTGGCACTTTAACTATGCGTATAATTGACCAAAACGGTGATTTTAACCCACAAAACCCAGCCAGCCCATATTACAACTTACTAACGCCTATGCGTAAAGTACAGATTACTGCTACATACGGGGGAATCACTTACCCTATCTTTGCTGGCTTTATTACTAGCTATACAACTACTACGCCTAAAAATGCTAATGACGTGGTTTATAGCACTATCACAGCTGTAGATGCTTTTAGACTCGCACAAAATGCACAGATCAGTACCGTAGCAGGCACCTCAGCGGGCCAGCTTAGCGGTGCAAGAATTAACGCCCTACTAAATGCTATTAGTTGGCCTGCCTCAATGCGTGACGTAGATGCAGGCTTGACCACAATGCAGGCAGACCCAGGCACAGCCCGCACAAGCCTTGCAGCTATGCAGACCGTGGAGACTAGCGAGTACGGGGCCTTGTATGTAGATGCCGCTGGCTCGTTTGTCTTTCAAGATCGTAACGT